TTAATTTTTTTACAAATATATGAATAATTATAATATAGGTATGGCAAAAGATAATTTACCTGTATACAAAATTACTATTGATCCTGAATACTCTGAAAATGGGGAGGACTTAGGTATAGAACAAATAGCTTTTACATCCACTCCTGCTATCAAAGTAATGGGTATGGCTTACAATAGCCAGGTTAAGCCTATGATATTTACAGATGATATTAAGTATCGCATAGTAGCACCTGCTTTAATCCCTATGGAGATATACAGAAAGGATGATGATGATAAAGAGTACTATGTATCTTTTAGTAAAGAAGAGATAGAGAAAATTCATGCAAAGTTTATGCAGGATATGAGTAACAAGGATCTCTTTAACCTAGAGCATGATACTGATAAGACTGTACCTGCTTATGTATTGGAAGCATGGATAGTAGATACTCCCAAAGAGGATAAAGCCTATTCTAGTTTTGGGATAGAGGTGCCTGAGGGGACTCTAATGGTTACAGCCCAGGTAACAGATAAAGAATACTATGCACAACTGGTAGCAGATGGGCAGGTAGGTTTCAGCATAGAAGGATATCTAGGTATGAAGCTCAAAGAACAGCAACAACTTAAACTAAATAATATGAATAAATTACCTGATGGTGAACACTTAATTGACGGCAAAATCTACGTTGTAGTTGATGGTGAGATCACTGAAATTAGAGAAGAAGAAGTAGTAGTAGAAGAGGAGGCAATGTCTGATACAGTAGTAGAAGAGGAGGAAGTAGTAGAAGAGGAAACTATGGCTGTAGATCCTGCTATGGATGCTGAGGCAATACTAGAAATAGTACGCCCATTAATTACAGAACAAGTGGATGCTCTTGTGGCTATGATCGCTGATTTAAAAAATCAATTAGAAGAGTCTTTAGTAGTAGAAACAGAAGAGGAGTTAGAAAAGGCTGTAAAGATGAGCGTACAGCAAAAATTAAGTTCATTTAATAAATTTAACAACAACAAATAAAAAACAAACACAATGAGAAAACTAAGATTTGATCTAAACATTGATGCTTCTGCATTATTAACACCAAACGCTGATGCGTTTTACGCACAGGCTTATCTTTCAGGTAGTGAAATTCCTGATAACTTCCGTACTTTACCTGGTATTAAGTACAAAACTAAAATCGGTACAGTTACTTTTGGTACTGGCTTATTAGCTACATCCCCTTGTAACTTCCCTAACCTTAACACTGATGACTTAAGCTCTCATGAAGTAGACGTATGTGCTTTGTCTGCTATGGCTCAAGTTTGTCAATTTGACTTAGAGCAGTCTTTTGTTTCTTTGCAAATGGCAGCAGGATCTAATGGTGATTTCACAGTAGCATCTTTCTTTAGCTTCTACTGGTCTGAGATGGCTAACGCTATTGCAGGACAAATTGAGTCTTTAAGATGGCAAGGTGATACCTTATCTGTTAATCCACAACTTGCTTTGTGTGATGGTTATGAGAAAGGATTAGCTGCTTCAGTTGTAGCAGGTGATGTTATCAATGGTGGTACAGGTGGTATCACTACGTTTACAGGTGTAGCTGGATTAGGTGCTAAATTAGCAGCTGCTTTTGCTTTGGTTCCTGCAGCTATTGCTTCCCGTACTGCTGACTTGCGTATCTACATGCCTACTCAATTGGTTAATATCTACCGATTAGGTGTAGCTTCAGGTAACACTAATGCATACATCACTCAGGATCTAGCTTTGACTTACTTAGGTATCAAAATAGTAATTTGTCCAGGGATGTCAAATGATACTTTTGTAATTACTTTGAAAGATAACCTTATCTATGCTTTTGATGGTGAGGGTGACTCTTCAGACTTACGTGCTGTGAACTTAGCAGATACTGTTGCTGAGCCAATTATCAGAACACGTGCAAACATGAAAGTAGGCTTTAGCTTTGTTAATCCTACAGATATCGTTTACTACGCTTAATACTAACTCATAAGGGGGGGCAACCCCCTTTATATAAAACATATAAATCATGCCAACAACATGCCAGGCCTTAGAGGCCATTTTAAAAAGTTGCGATAATAACAGTGGTGGTATCTATGGTATATGGATTAACCAACAAGATGAAATTTTATCTATCACTCCTGCAGACCCATCTGCAGGTTTAGGATGGTCGATAACAGCTATTACTTTAGTAGCTCTTGCTCCATTATTTGAGAACTACTACATTCGTAGAAATACATCTAGCTTTACAGAAGAGGCTGCTATTGACTTAATCAATGGATCATCTTTTGTTACTTCTACTATTAACTTAATATTCCAAAGACGTGAAGCTGATAAGTCTAGAGCTATCAAAATTTTAGGATCAGGACAGCAGTATCTTACAGCTATTGTTTTGGATGCTAATGGTAAGTATTGGTACTTCCCTTACTTGCAAGTTACAGGTGTAGCTGAAGGATCAGGAACTGCTCGTGCAGATGGTTCTAAATATGCTGTAACTTTGTTAGGTGAGAACGAATACTTAGCTTATGAGGTTACTATGTCAACTGCTGCACTTGCTGCAATCGGAGTATCTTAATACGCTTTAATACTATCAAAATTAGCCCTGCGTATGTGGGGCTTTTTTTATTTCTAAACATTTTGAAGTAAACCTATAATATAGGTATGATATACATTGAACAAGGGGTAGTTAATCAAGTGGTGCTTACCTTAACAGAAGTAACTACTGTACCCACCCCTCACTATCTATTTGCTTTTACTAATACAATGAATACTACTTCTAGCACTCAGTTATTTACCACTGCAGATACTAGCTTATGGCCTGAACGGTACAATCTCTTTGCAATTAATGAGCCTGTAGATATTACTTTGTTACAAGGGCAGTTTATATATCAGATTTATGAGAGCTCAGTACCCTATGTACTACCTTTATCTATTGCACAAACCACAGGAGTGGTAATAGAAGAGGGTAGAATGGTGGTAAGTGGGCCAGTAGGCACCTCAATATACGATTAACTATGGCATGGTATAATAATTTATTCAAAAAACAAAGCTCAACACCTGAAGTGGTAGAAGGCTATCAATCTTTCAGCACTCCATTCTTACCTGTAGGTAAAGGTGATTTATCCCTGCCCTATGTTAATGGTAGATATGCCACTAATATGTGGGTGAGATTTGGTAATGATAACCTATATCCTCAGCTACTTAATCAAATGTATTTTTCTAGCCCCTTACATGGTGCCATAGTAGATTATAAAACTAATGCAGTGATAGGTGGTGGCTTTGCTTTGGCTACTGATAAACTAACTACCCCTGAGAAGCTAGAGCTTTATATGTTTGAAAGGAAAATAAAAATTAAACAAACGGTAAAAGCTGTTACTAGACAGTTAATTGTGCACAATAGGATCTATTGCAAATTATGTTTTGATAGTACCAAAAAACTAATTAAGATTGAAAACATATCGCCTGAAAAAGTAAGAATATCTAGGAATAAAGATATGTACTATCTATGTGAGGATTGGAGTACTAATATAGATGTAAGAGAGATTAAGCCTTATCACGTAGCATGCTCTGATTATGAGCAGTTATATTGCTATGAGATTAAATCACTAGGGCAGGATTACTACTCACTACCACAATATACCTCAGCACTTAACTTTGCTTTCTTATCAGGTGAGCTTAGCTACTTTGCTAAATCTAATATACAAAATAGTGTTTTTCCTAGCTTTGCCATGATGTTTCCTAAGAGACCACAAAGCGAGGAAGAGAAGCACATGATTAAAGAGACTATAGATAGAATGAAAGGGGCTGCTAATGCAGGAAAAGCAGTTGCATTCTTTGCTAACTCAGCTGATCAACTTCCTAAGATTGAAAGCCTACCTACCAATGGCAATGATAAGCTATTCCATGAGGCATCTGCACTGAATACTGAACAGATTTGCTTTGCTCATACTATAGATCCTATATTAATGGGAGTACGTACCACAGGAAGCCTTGGAGGTGGTGCAGATATTAAGCAGGCTTATGTGATATTTGAAAAGAATGTAGTAATGGAGCTAAGAGGATGTGTGATGGCTATCTTTAATGAGCT